GGCTAAATTATAAATATTTTTTAATGCATGTTTTATTTGATTCAAAGAGTCTTCTAATATAGATGAAAACCCAGAAAATTCTTGACCAAATGTCATAGGAGTCGCATCTTCTAAATGTGTTCTTCCTAATTTTATAATATTTTTATACTCATGTTGTTTTTTTTTAAATTCATTAATCATATAATTTAAATTAGGTATTAATTTATTATTTACAGATAATGCTATAGAAATATGGATTACGGTTATGAAACTATCATTGGATGATTGTGACATATTTATATGGTCGTTTGGATGTATTGGTTCTTTTGTACCTAATTTTCCAATTAATATTTTATTGCATATATTTGCAATTACTTCGTTAATATTCATATTTGTTTGAGTTCCACTACCAGTTTGCCATATATGTAAAGGAAATTCATCATTGTATTTATTGTTTAATATTTCATTACATACATGAGTTATAATATCAAAACGATATTTATTTAATATTTTTAATTTATAATTTGTTCTTGCCGCACATTTTTTAAAAAGAACATATGAGCGAATAAAATTTAATGGCATAACTTCATCACTAATTGAAAAATGAATAAGTGATCTTTCTGTATTTGCACCCCAATAATGATTTTGTGGAACTGCAATTTTTCCAAATACATCTGTTTCATACCGAATATTACCATTTTTTACTTTTTTTGTTTTTATATTTTTTATATTTTTTATATTTTTTATATTTTTTATTTTTATATTTTTTATTTTTATATTTTTTGTTGTTTTATTCATATATTATAAACCTAAAAATAATATTTATAATATATATATAAAATAATGTTTAGATATTTAGTTGCGTCTATTTTATTTATTGTTTTAGATGGTATTTATTTAAATCTAATAAAAAATTATTTCAACAATCAGATAAAAGTAATTCAAGGGTCAGATATTAAAATAAACTATATGGCTGTTGCTATAACTTATATATTTTTAATATATGGATTAAATTACTTTATAATAAGAAATCATAGAAGCGTTAAAGATGCTGCTTTATTTGGTTTAATTATTTATGCTGTATACGAATTTACAAATTTATCATTATTCAAAAATTGGTCTGTACTAACTGCTATTATTGATACAATTTGGGGCGCAGTTTTATTTGGATTAACGACTGCTATTGTATACAAAATTACTTAATATAAAAAATATTATAAAAAAAATATAAAAAATATTTATAGAATTTATTTTTTATATTATTTAATATTTTTAGACATTTATTATTTTTCTTCAATATTTAATATTTTTAATGATCTGTAATAAATCTTGGAGCAATATTCATCGTGTTTAATTCTTGAAATAATAATTTACACGAATATGGTATTTCTATATATGAAAAGTCTGCTCTATTATCACATGTCTTGCAATGATGAATATTTACTTTATCGTTATACGACGATATTAATCCACATTTGTTACACGTGAACACCGAATATTTATCAGATACGTCATACATTCTTTCTTTTGTGAATCTTGATGCACCATGAGATACCATTGCATCTTTTTCCATTTCTCCAAATCTTAGACCTCCATCTCTCGATCTTCCTTCTGCCGGTTGTCTAGTTAAATTAACCATTGGACCTATAGAACGACTATGTGCCTTATCATTGACCATATGTTTAAGACGTTGATAAAATACTGGACCCATAAATACACTGCATTCATGTTGCTCTCCGGTTAATCCATTGCATAATAATTCATTTCCATGTGCTTCATATCCGACTTTAATTAATTCGTCACAAATTTCTTTTACATCAAATTGCCCAAAAGATGTTCCATCACCAAACAATCCTAATTCTAATAATACTTTTCCAAGCACAGTTTCTTTTAATTGACCAATAGTCATACGAGATGGAATTGCATGTGGATTTATAATAATATCTGGTCTTACTCCACTACTTGTAAATGGCATATCACATTCTGGAATAATGTTACCTATCGTGCCTTTCTGGCCATGTCGACTAGAGTTTCCGATTATTAGAGATGGTGAATGGTCATGTTCTCTCATGTAATATGTATGAGAACTTGGCATTTCTATACAATATACTTTTCCTTCATAATCTATTAATTTTTCTTCATTTGAATCGTTTACTTTTTTATTTATCCATGGCTGATTTTGTTTTGTAATAATACTTACTTTATAATAAGTATGTTTTTGAGTGATTGATACTTCTTGTCCAGCTCTTGATCCTAAATTACGTTTTCCAATACGTGCAATTCCAGTAGGTTCTTCTGATATTTTTACGATTCCAGAATATCCACAATGAAGAGCAAGTCGTGATATGTCATTTGCTAATTGAATACTTATTGTTCCGTATCTATCAAATGTTTCTCCTTTATATACCATTGAAGAACCATCGCCTTGAAGTAAAGCATTTAATAATATTCTAGATTGTTTCTCAGATAGATTAAATGCATATTCTGGTAAATATTTATTTAATGCACCAACACTTAAATTAAATAATTCAGTATATATTTCTGAATATTTTGGTCCAGATATAAAATAATTACCGTCTTTATGATAAGAATAATTTACATTTAAATTATTTAAAATATTTTTTATATATTCTTGCTTTCTCTCTTTTATAGCAGTAATAAATATTCCTTTATTACTTTTATCACAACAGCCGTCCGCTATAAACATTCCAAGTAACTGTAACCAATCATCCATTTGATATTTTTCTTCTCCTAGTTCCATAAATTCAATATCCGGATATACATTTGTCATCGTTTTTTGAAATCTTACCATTTTACCCATTACATTTTGAGCTTCAATTAATTCATAATTTTTCCCAAATCTTGTTTTTACATATAGTTTATGATTTAGCGTACATACTATTTCTACTTGTTTATTTTTTATGTAATACATTTTATCATTATGTTCATATTCAAATTTTGCGCTGGGGTATTCATAACACATATTTCCATTTGTATCTAATGTACACACTTTATGCGTTGTAATATCAATATGTTGAATTTCAACCCAACCTTTATCAGTTAAGACTTGTTGGGTCGGAAAAGCACAAAATTTATCTCCAATGACTGGTTTTCTAATTGTTCTTAAACGAACTTTTGCAAAATTATATCCTTCGCCGTTTCTATCAATATAATTTTTATCAATGTATGTTTCTTCATTTGTTTTAAATATTTTACTTTGATCCTCAAATTTAATTACTTTTGTGTGATCATTTCTGTTTTCTTTAATTGGAACGATTTTTGAAATAATAATATCACGATTCTCTACAAGAACATTTTCTGGAATAACTCCTTTTGAATTAACTTTACTATAATTTCCCATTTTCATCCCTTTTGTTTTAGTTGGATCTGGTTTGCATCGTATTTCTTCGTCTCCATTAATTTTCTGTTTGTCTTCATCTTTTTCAGTGTGATACACTGTAACTAGAGCTAAACCTCTATCGATAGAGCCTTTATTGATAAGTAATGAATCTTCTTGATTATATCCAGTATGAGTCATAATTGCAACAATAACATTTGTTCCAGAAGGTATTTTATTAAGTTGAATTATATTCATTACTCTAGTATCCACCAAAGGTCTTGTAGGATAATTTAGAACATATGCTGTTTTGTCCATTCTATTATCGTAGTTAGTAACATAAACACCCATCGCTTGTTTTGCTTGTGCACATTGATATGTGTTTCTTGGTGATTGATTATGTTCTGGAAATGGAATACAAGAGGCTAATACTCCAAATATAGTGCTTGGATGTATTTCGCAATGAGTATATTTATGTATTTGCTCAGACATTTCATTTAAATTTGATGGTGTTGTAGCAATTAATGACCAGCTTTGTTCTTCTGGATCAATATATTCTATTACAGATTCATCAAGAATATTGCTTGTTAATAAATTATCCCAAGACAATTCAGCTGTAGTTAATCTATTTAATATATTTTGAGTAATTAATATATTACCATTTTTAACACGCAATAAAGGTCTTGTTAATCTTCCTCCATCATTGCATATTCTAATTTCTTTCATTTTATAATCAAATACTATTGATGTATAAATATTTATAATTCCCTTATATTTTTTATCTTTTAACGTTAAAAACAATTCTTGAGGTGTATCTGTTATTCCAACCCATGTTCCATTAATAAATACCTTTACTCTGTCATACATTCCTTTACTCGATAACAACGAATTTTCTATAGAATTAATATGAGGCATAATATATTCATGCAATGGCAATGAATCAGAATGAATTGTTACATGAGTCATATAACTGAGATTTTTTACAACACCAACAGACTGACCCTCTGGAGTTTCTGCTGGACAATTTGACAAGACAAACGACGAAGCTACAAAAGAATGATTTTCACTTCGTGTAGTAAAATCGTATACTAATTCTGGTTCAACTTCTTTAATACTTTCTATAGGAATACTTAGACATCCATTATCAACAATATTTTCTCTAATAAAATTTTCATAGATGTCATTCTCATAATAGTTGCCTTGAGTATGCATTACTATTTTTAAATATTCTATAGCAGATGATGACCTTTTTCTGCTTTTTTCACAGTAAGAATAACTAATAATATTAGCGTGTTTAATTAAATTGTTCATGCCTTTACAAAATTCAATTCTTAAACACGACTTGTTATATCCAAAACTATTCACCTTAATACAACAGTCAATTTTAAATTCGTAAAACATATCAACTATTTGTTCAATATATTTAATTGTGTGAATTAAATAATCATTAATAGTAATCACATAAGATGTTTCCGAATTTGTTATTTTTCCAGAATTATCTAATTCTAAACATTTATTACTAACATTAAATGCTGATAAAAACTCTCGTTTTACAGATAATTCTGCATTAACCAACCATTCTGGAAGCAATCTCTTTTTAGTTAAAATTATATCTCCATAATGTGCTCCCATCAAAAACATAAAATAAGCAAAATCTTCACTTGTTGATACATGATATTTATAAGTTTTATCATTAAATATTTTTAATGAGGCATTTTTAAACCCTAATGTTTTTATATCATCTGCTAATTGAATCGCATCACATTGTTCACAAAAATTAAACACCGCTTTAAATTGTGTTTGTTTATATTCATATTCCATATCATACAAACCACCATGCACAATTAATGCACCAACTAGTCGCGCAATAATTTTTAATTTATATGTAGGAATATTTATGTTTAATAAATTTGTTTCTAACAAAGATATGCGATAGTGCTCCAAAACATCTGATTCTTTTATATTTACAATTGTTGTATTTTCATCTGGAATTGATACAACTGTGTGACGTATAATTACTTTATCACCTATTTTTAAATCTTCAACATGTTTCATTTCATATTTTCCATCATTTGTTTTTATTAGAAATGGATGATCCGATGTTGCTTTAATTTTTCTGCCACTTATAGTTGTGATTTCAAATAAATTGTCTGGCATTTTACAAAAATAGTTATACATATCAGATGGCTCATCCATTAAAGTTTCACGATTCACGCTATTAACCCAATCTCCATCCTTAATGTATTTAATTTTTTTAGTATCAAGTCTATTAGATAATAAAACATCAACATCTCCAGTTAAACAAGCAAACCCCCATGTCGTGTTATGTAATTTACGAGGAGGAATTAATTTACCGCTTTTATCTATTGGTGTTGATATTCTTCTCGCATGACTTAAACTTGATACGTATGTTAGTCTACTTAATACTTGTGCAACACCTACTTTATTTGAATTAGTGTGTTTTATTCCAAAATCGCCAGTAGCAAGAGCACGTTTAATTCCATTTTCAATTGTTGTTGATTTAATGATTTTATAAATGTTTGTTAAATTAATAATATTTTCATAATTATCCGTTGATTTCCATGATCCATTATTTATTTCTCTGATAACTTGTTTTTCCATATCTTTAACAAGTTTATTGAAATAATTTCTAAATAAATTATTCAAAAGAGCACCAGTAAGATCCACACGCTTGTTTAAGTATGAATCACGATCATCTTGTTTAATAATTTCAAATGATGTAAGCAATAATTTTTGTGTCATATAACCCAAGAAATAAATCTTTTGCACCAAAGTCTGGCAATGTGGAAATAAATCATTATTTAATATTTCCATAGTAAATTCAAGCTTTTTTTTGGCACCGGTTTCCTTGTCCATATTAATAGGAGTAAACATTGCAAAACTCATAATAAATTTAATGCATTCTTCTTTAGTTAAATATGCGTTTGCTTCAATAATAGATGCTTGTAATGCTTCCAATAACTGAATATTTTTTATTTCTTCAATATCTAATAATATTTTTTCGCATATTTCTTTATCTGAAATAACTCCAAGAGCTCTAAAAACTATAAATAATGGTATTGGTTGTTTTAATCGCGGTATTTGAATAGAAATTGCATTACCGAATCCATTATTTTTTGAACTGATCATCATATTTATTTGTTTTGGAGATATACATTTAAAATCCGGAACAGATTTTATTTCTGCAATCCAATTATATTTAGTATTATTTTTAGAAATATTGAAACAATATACACGATTTTCAGCTGCTCGTTCTTGTCCTAATACAGTTTTTTCAGATCCATTTATTATAAAATATCCGCCAGCATCATATTTACATTCGCCAACATGTGAATTTTCAAAATGTTTATATTGATTTAATACACAAATATTAGATTTTAACATAATTGGCATTTTTCCAATATGTATATTTGGCAATATTTTATGTAGTATTTGTGTATTTTCTAATTCTTTTCCAGTACGGATTACATACTTTACATTAATATCTATCGTCATAGCAGACGCATATGTAAAGTTTCTGAGACGAGCATCATGTGGAAACATAAGTTTAATTGCACCATTATTTTCATGAATTTGTGGTCTGTATATTTTAAAATTTTCAAAAGTTATAATTATTTCTAAAGAATACTTTTTTGATACAGCATCATAATCTTGTTCAGATGCAATGTGAACAGAATTAAACATGTCAATTGTTTTAAATATTTGGTAGTCTATAAAATTATTATACGATTCAATTTGATGTCTAACTAACCTTAAAAGATGTTGATCTTTAAAATAAGACTCAATCATAATCCATGGAGCTTCAGTATATGAAGTAATTACTTGATTATCGGATTTTAATGAACTCATGTTTGAATTTAACAATTTTGATGTATACAAATTAGCACTAATATGTTGCATCACAAATGGGGTTATTATTTATTTCAATTTATTTTTAAATTGTTTTACAAGTAGATATAAAATAATTTAAAACCCGCAAATTGCAGAACAAATAATTAATATGGTAATTCAAAAACTTAATAAATATAAAATAGTATAAATTCATAAAATAGCATAAAATTATAAAATACTATAAATTTATAAAATAGCATAAAATTATAAATAACAATACATATATATGACAAAAAATTACAAAAGAAATATTAATGGTATAACAAAATATAACCATTTTTTAAGTTCTTTAGACAGAAATGCAAATAATAATAAAACTAAAAATAATATAAATGATAAGATAAGTAATATTTCTCTCGAACAAATTCTTAAAGAAATAGATGATGCATTTATAAATGTCGGATATTATGAAAGTTTGCTTGATAAACAAATAAATATTAGCAATAATAAAATAAAGTGGAGTTCATATTCTAAACAAATAGCTAAAAACAATAATCAGTCTCCTAAAAAAATAAAACAACAAATTAATATTGATATAGAAATTAACAATATTGATGACATTTTAAAGATAATAAATACGTATCCTATAAATGATACAAATGAATATAATATTAATGTTTCTGCACTACATAAAATTAAAGAGCCATTAGAAGAATTAAATAAAATGATAGGAATACAACATATAAAATCTAATATAATTTATCAAATTTTGTATTTTATTCAAGATTTACACATTGTTCAAGATACTAAAGAATCTAAAGAGTCTAATGATAAAGATACAAATGGCCAACAAGGCGACTTTATGCACACAGTTTTATATGGACCTCCGGGAACTGGAAAAACAGAAATTGCTAAAATACTCGGAAAAATTTATAGCAAATTAGGAATATTATCAAAAGGAACATTTAGAAAAGTTACACGAAGTGATTTAGTTGCCGGATATCTTGGACAGACTGCTATAAAAACGAGTGAAGTTATAAAAGAATCCTTAGGTGGTGTTCTTTTTATAGATGAAGCATATTCACTCGGAAATAGTGAAAAAAAAGATAGTTTTTCAAAAGAATGTATCGATACGTTGTGTGAGGCTTTAAGTAATTATAAGAATGATTTAATGGTAATTATTGCCGGATATGAAGAAGATTTACATAAATGCTTGTTTGCTTATAATCAAGGATTAAGTTCAAGGTTTGTATGGCGTTATAAAATAGAAAAGTATACTGGCGAAGATATGTATAATATTTTTTTGAAAAAAATTAATGAAATCAATTGGTGCATACAAAATAATGATGATACTAATATGAAGGAGTGGTTTATTAAAAACGTGAATTATTTTAAATATTTTGGGAGAGATATTGAAATACTTTTATTTAAAACAAAAATTGCACATAGTAAACGAATATTTTGTAAACCTAAAGACGAAAAGAAAATAATAACAATAGATGATTTAGAGAGAGGATTAAAATTATTTGTTGAAAATGAAGAAATTCAAAATAGACTACAATCTGAAAGTCTAAAAAAACAAATATTTTCTTCTATGTATAGTTAATTTTTCTATGTATATTTAATGTGGTTTTTAGTGAATTTTTATTTATTATTATAATAAAAATAATGAATAAAAAGGTTATAGAAATTAATCCAACATTGTTTAAGGTTGGTGTTAAAACAAATAAAACTAAAAAAAATAGAGAGAAAGAAACGATTTTACCTAAAATAAATCCATCTATAGTAAAACGCACACTTTTACGTAGAATTGCACAACACAAAACGAATGAAATAAATAAATTAAAAAATAAAAATACTATAAATAATGATGAAAAAAATAAAATACTTACTGACACAAAAGAAAAGAATGATAAAAATAATGAGGGCTTAAATTATTCTAATGATAATTTTCCGAAACCTAACTTAGTTGATTTATCAAAAGAAGAGTTTAACGATTCAATAAATTTTTTTCAAAATATATCAAAAGAGAGAAAAAAAGAAGAAGCAGATGCGAAGATTAAATCTGCAATAGAAAGAAAAACATTAAAAAACTATAATTCTTTAAATACTTCTCCAAATATAAATCTTGAACTACCAGAAGAATTAAAAGTAAATATTAATACGATTGTGCCGACATATGTAGGCTCAGATATGAAACTTAAATATAAAGTAGATAATGAAGTGCCTTATGGTATATTAAAAAATGGAATCAAACCTACACATAAAGAGTGGAATAAAACACAAAAAAATCAAAATATAGGTTTAAATATTGAACCTATTGGTCAAAAACATGCAAATCCGGCATTTGATGATAGAGAACAACGATTAAATGTGTTAAAAGAAAAATTAAAACAAAAACAACAATTTCATCAAAATACAAATATAATAAATAATCAAAATATAGAACAACCTATTTATCCAGCTGCACAAGTAAAAATACAATCTGCACCAATGATAATAAATCCAAGGCATATTGCTTCAGATGTGAGTCAAATGATAATACAACAACAACCAATGATAGAAAATCCAATAATACAACAACAAATAATAGAACCTATAGGTACTCAATCACAAATAATAGAACCATTTAAACAATTATCAGAATTTAACAAACAAGTAGTAGAACAAAAGAATAAAAAAATTAAAAAAATTATTACAAAAAAA